TTTGTCCAAGCATATCCAATCTTTCTCTTAGAATTTCCGTATTCTTCAGTTCTGTAAAGTGACCATCTTGCAGATAATCAAACTGAATGTGTTCTTTAAGTGAATCCCACTCTTCAGTGGCAATAACACCCTTTAGGATAAGTTGTGTTCTAAGCATATCTGAGAACATAACTGCAAATCTTTTACGAAGTCTTTGAACAAACTTTGTAAATTTAAGTTCGTCACGAGTAATGTTATCAGAACGTCCAATAGAAAAGTTGTTTTCAGCTTCTAGTCTTGAAATAGGAACATTCAATGAACGATAGAGTTTCTTTTTAAAATATTCAATATCGTCAATCTCACCAAGGTTTGAACCGCCAGGCAAGGTTGTAATCTCTGTTCCTCTACCACCTTCTCTACGAGGCAACCAAAAGTCTTCTAACATTGACATATGGTTTCTATCATCTCTGATTTCACCAGTTCTTGCATCATATACCAACTTGTTACGATAACGATTCATAACATCTTTTAGGTATTGTTCTGCCTTTGCCTTTGGTAGATTACCAACGTCAATATAAAAGATACGTCTTTCAGGCGCACGAGAGATACGATAGATAACCAACGCATCTTCAATCATTCGCAACTGATTGACAGGTTTAATTGCTTTATGTAAATGTGAAAGGACTGTTCCTTTTTGTGCGTCTATTTGACCAGAAGGACAGTATGTAATTGAATCGGCAGTGATACGAATACCAGAAGTAGAACCACTGGTTTGATCAATACCCTTTTCATTATACAAATAAAATTCCTCGACACCTTTAATAATGTCAGTTCCCTTGTCACTCTTATCTTTACGAACTTCACGAACCTTTCGAATTTTACGAGGGTCAATGTAACGAAGTTCTTGAATACCAAGAGATGGATTTTTCTTATCAATCACTTTATGATAGTATAATCTACCATCAACATACCAACGCCTAAAAATGTCATGTCCTTTGGCATTAAAGTCCAAAAGAGATAACACGGTGTTGAATTCTTCTCTGATTTTTCTTTTAATTTTATCAGAATATTCTAGTCTATCTAAAGATATAGAAACCGATTGGTCTCTTTCGTCTGATACAACAGCCTCATTAACAATATCTTCAATTGCCATGTCACACTCTGGTTGCATAGCAATGTCACGATATCTACGAATTAAGTCAATTTCTGACCTATCTCTTCCGTCAATATCGAGTAGTTGAGTAAAAAACCCACCACCAGCAATATCAAATGCACCGTCATCAGAAGTGGGAAGAGTGAAACCATCACTCTTCCCCTCATCTTTTGCTCTAGTTATTCTAAATCCAAACAGTTCAGCCATAATATTTCTTTTCTCCTACTAGAGTTATTTTCTAACAGGATTATTTATAAGACTTTTTAAGTCTTATGCAGCACCACCACTAGAACCAGTTCCATCAAAATGAGTGTATCTCCAAGTGACAGTAAATGTTTCTACTTCACTTGCAGTATCCCAATTCAATTCGATTGCGTCCATAGCAGTTGGCCAGCAGTTTCTAATCACATGTGTTTTCAAAACATTGTCGTTTTGACGACCCAACTGTTGAACTGTCAAATCAGCAACATATTCGTTGAAATTTGCAGCAGCATTATTGGTGTTAATGTCTTGAATAACATTCATCCACTGTTCAATCATGTTACGAACTGCAAAGTCCGTATCATTGATAATTGTTGTTGTCCAAGGTTCGAACTCTCTGTCTCCATTAACATGTAGAATTCTTCCACGATAGTTAATAGGAACTTCTGTAATTGTCTGCCCAGGCAAAGATGCACCTTTCACAAAGAACTCTGCATTACTAACAGCAGTAACTCCGCCAGGAGCAGTCAGAAGAACTTTGAATTGGTTAGCACGAGCACCCCCACCAAGGAGGTTTGATTTAAATTGATCTAAAGTAGCCATTTTTAACCTCCTACCTCACTAAATGAAACACCAGTTCTCACAGCAATGAAGTTGAGAGTGATGAAGTTGATTGAACGAGCGGGTTTGATGAAAATGTTTGCAACAAACTCATTTCTGTCAATTACTTCTCCAGTGTTATTGGTTTCGTCTGCAACCACTGAGAAATCAGTGATACCTCTACGTCCTTGAACATCTCTGAGGAATGGTTCAACCATGTTTCTAAACTGAGCACGAGTGAACTCATCATTGAACTCAAAGAGTTGGAACTTAGCAGCAGTTGCAATTGCCTTTTCAAGAACCAAGAACAATCTACGAACATTGATTCTGTCAAATGCAGAAGGTCTTGCAAGTGCAGTCTTGTCACCGAAGAGAACTGTTCCTTGGCCTGGGAATGTAACAACAGGGTTAATTCTAGCAGGATATAGGATATCTCTTTGTGTTTTAGTTGGGTTAAATGCGAGTTTAACAGCACCACGAATCTGTCCACGATTGTAACCGCCAGGCGAGAACCAAGGGTCAGCAACTGTGTCAGTGTTAGCACACAAACCAGCAATGTCTCCGTTTAGAGGAACAAAACGATATACATCGTTATACTTGTCATACATGTATTTGTAACCACTGTCAAATACAGCATAAGAAGAAGAGTTCATCTGGTCGAAGAAGCCTTTTACGTTAGTGGTCTGAGTTGCACCAGATGTGATACCAACCACATCTTCTCTACGAGGAGAGATGAATACAACGCAATCTTTTCTGAAATCACCGAAATCAATCATGTTTTTCGCATGAGTAACACCGTCTGTTCCAGTTTGTCCACCACCGGCCAATACTAGATTTACGTCAACTGTTTCAACATCTTTTAGGTAGTCATATGCAAGTGATAGTTCACCAACTGTTGGTGCAAAATCATCAGAACCGATAGAAAGTGTATCAGTAATAGGAAGATGGTTTGCATCAAAGTTAGTTGTTGCACTTGCAGAACTAATTGCAACACCCCAATCTTCACCATCAGAATCGACACCATCTATTTCAGATGCCGGATGACTCATCCACCAAACATGCATTGAACCTCTGTTCACTATTGTTTTGTAGAAATTAGAACCACCCTGTGGAGTTTTAGCATTTGGATGTTTAGACAAGAATGAGAATGTTTCGATTACTGCAAGTGTTCTGTTTCCAGCAACATCTACATCGTAACCAGTGATTTCGCCTCTTGTGTCATAAACTACAACGTGCATTTCGTCTTCAGCAGAACCTAGTCCTTGTCCCTTTGCCCAATCAGATGTGCCTGGAGCAGCATCAAACAAGTCATAGAATCTCCAACGTCTGCGAATTGCAGTTCCGTCAGCGATGACAGATTGGATACCACCAGAATTTGTATCATCCAACAGACGAACAGTTAGATCGTTTGTTGCGATTGCAGTTACTTCATACTGATGTCCAGCAGTCTCTTGTAGATAGATAATATCACCAACTTGGAATTCTGTTCCATCATCAACGGTTACAGTTGTATCACCAACTGCAAGAGCTCCGTCTGTAAGTGAAGTTACTGTCTCTTCAAAAGCTTCAGCAGACGGACAAAGTGTAACCCCAACAGAGTTACCCCATGCGCCTGGATACTTTGAAACCCAGTTTCCTAGTGATGCAGAACCATCTGCATAATTGTTTTCGTAAAAATCATCGTTTGTAATTCTTGCACCAAGTTTTGCTGTAATAGTAGCAGCAGAAGCGGGTGCAGAACTGAATGAAAGTGTAGTTGATGTCACTGTAAAGGCAGTAGTTACAACACCATTAACTTCAACTGAAAGCAAGTCTGCATCAGATACAGCTTGTGATAGTGTGAAGTCAGTTGTTGAACCATCGCCAGTAGCAGAGAGTAGTGATGCACCGCCGCTTGCTACAGCGTTACGAGCACCAGTTTCGACACGAACAACTTTCAAGTTATTTGTATATTGCAAGAAGTTGGCGGCAGTAAACCAAGTTTCGAAATTCGTATTGTTTGGTTTACCAAAGGTATTGATCAACTCTTCTTCCGAACCTACTGTGATGACTTCATTCATCGGCCCCTTCTGAGTGGCAATTGCGATACCACCGATAGAAGTAGCAACAGCGGGAACGACATTAGTTAGATCAATTTCCTTGACTTGAACGCCAGGGGATACTTGAAATGCCATTTCTGTTTCTCCTTATTGGGTTTATTGTATAGAGTTTTTTTCAACTTTACACATTTATTTATAAAAAAGCAAGTTTCAAAAAACTTTTTTATATGCTGACATTTTATAAATAAATGTATGTCAGACTTCTATAACAAATATAAAAAGACAATCAAAGAATCAGCCAAGAGAAACTATCGGAAAAGAATCATTTGGATAAATGAATACCTTGCCAATAAACAATGTAACTACTGTGGTGAGCCTGAAACGGTTTGTCTCCAATTTTATCCCAACGACAAAGAAATTCGTAGGATGTCAACTAGGAAAGGTTTAGGTGAAGAAGATAGAAAAGAAATTCTAAATCAAATAAACCAATCTAAAATTGTATGTTCTAATTGTTTTTTAAAATTAGATAATGATATCACTCTTATTTAGAAAATTACCATTCTGTATCATGTGAACGAACCACTGGACTCCAACGAGTTCCATATTCATCAACAACAGTCTCTCCATATGGGGACTGTAATCCATCATCCATGAATCCGAATGGAGCCATATCCTGTTCTAGTTGATGTTGTTGTTCCATAAACATTCTAGCACGAATATCATCGTCAGTCAACTCTTTAAAGTATGTTTGTTGAATTAACCAAGAAAAGAGAACACAACACATTGCAAGGTCATCTGAGTGTCCATCTTCTGCTTCAAAGGTTTGTCCCTTGAGTATAAATGTAGAAAACTCATTGATTAGATCGTAATCTTGAATAATTAATTTATCTGTTTCAATAATTTGTTTAAGATTAGAGCAACCTAGTTTTTTAACCGCCTTTGTTGTTCTTACCCCAAGTTGTGCCTTTCCACCGCTAAACCCACCGCCAACGACTTGACCCGCACGACCACGCATGCTTGCCATTATAAGGTTCTCATACTCTAAGTCAAATTGTAGAGCAGTAGCAACCTGTTCACCGATATCATTTACCTCAACCATTACATAAGCTTGGTTATATGCATTTGCAACATCATGAATTATATTTGGATATAGAAGAGGTTTTATCTCATTGTTTCTATATTTTGCAGCAATAGTATAAGGAACGGTTGTCACATCAAACACAATAAATGCAGAATAGTCATTTCTTGTTCCTCTTGCAACGTCACAAATAATTGTGTATATGTGATCTGGTTGTGGTTTAACATATAAGTCTAATCCAGCATTTGACTTTATAGGATTCATATAAGCCATTGTTTTAATTTTTGCTGGATTGATTAGTGTATTTGCAGAACCTAAGAACTCACACTCAAACTCTCTTCTGAACTGTTCTTCAGAAGTGTTTGCAATTGTTTCTTCTCTCCATTTATCATCTCTGCCTGGAACTTGACTCCAATGAACATCTATGATATTATAAGAATTTCGTTTGTTCTCTGCATCAGTCCATAACTTGTAGAACATGTTCATACCATTAGGAGTTGATACGATAACAACTTTAGTAGACTTACCAGATGAAATTGTAGGATATACTGAACTAAAGAAGTCCTCTGCAACATTATGTGGAACGAATGCAAATTCGTCTAAGAACAACATATTGTAAGAAC